TTATATAACAGTTAGGAGAGATTGACCCATGACCAAGCCCAAGCATGAACAATGGACACCAACCATATACGATAATTTAACCGATAAGAACCGAGCCTTAGCGTATGCCCTATTGAACTTCCCCAATGTGCCACCTTATGAAATGTATATGAGATATTACCCGAATTGTAAGACTAGAAACGCGGCGGATGTGGCATTATCCCGATTACGTAAAAACCCCGACTTCCAAGAGTATATGAGGATAGCGCAAGCCTCTATGCACCAGATAACTAATGCGATGGGTCTTGACCGCAACATAGCTATAGATATCATGACTGACCCTAAAGGTAATCACGCTGTATCAGCCCGTGCCTACCTTGTACAAGAGGCATTGAACCTTGTTGACCGTAACACCAAGACCGTGGAAATGGTTAAGCATACTGTGGATGGTCAGAGTTATACAGCACACGAAGAACGAGACCTCACCCCTACTGAACGATTGAAGGCTATTAAGACAGCCTTTGACCTCATGACCCCTGCCAGTATTGACCTTAATGTTAGTCATGAACAGGTCACTATTGTACGTAAGGACGTTAGCGTAATAGATATGGGTGAACTACCCGACGACAATAGTGGTATGGTGGATGGTGATAACGAATGGAATATATAGACCCAACCTTCGGGGCAGTGGACACTGATACCCTATCCATTGATATCAACATCTTTGACCTTATGAGTCCTGCATTCCACAACATCTATCAGCGAGTACTAGACAACACTGCACCATCACACGTATGGATGAAGGGTGGGCGTGGTAGTGGTAAGTCATCGTTTGTTGCCCTGATGGTTGTGGATGAGATAATGAAAGACCCTCAAGCCAATGCAGTTATCTTCCGTAAGGTCGACGAGGGAATGCGTACAACACTATTACCACAATACCAATGGGCGATTGACCAACTCGGTGTCTCTGGTGCGTGGCGTACATCACTACAACCAATGATGTTGCTCTATAAGAACCCTGAAACAGGATTAGAACAGCAGATAAGGTTTAAAGGGGTGAAGGACCCCAAGAGAGTTAAAGCGTCTAAGTTCCGTGTGGGATATGCCAAGTATCTGATATACGAAGAGGCAGACGAGTATGAGAGTGAAGAAGATTTCTCTATCGTTAACAGCTCTTACATGCGTGGTGAGGGGACTGGTGATAGTCGTGCATTCTACCTATACAACCCACCCAAATATAAAGGTCACTGGTTGAACAACTGGGTCGATGTTATCCGTGATGAACCCAGTCAATACGTCCATCATTCCACCTTTATTCCAATAGCACTCCATCACCCCGAATGGCTAGGGTCCACGTGGTTAGAGTCGGCACGATTAGTTAGAGATAAGAACCCTAACAGATATGAGTGGGAGTTCTTGGGTCGTAACGTCAACACTGGTAACGAAGTCTTCCCTAATGCAGTACAAGAACATATAACCTTTGACATGATAGACGGGCTAAGACCTTATGAGGGATTCGATGAGGGGTACACTGCTGACCCAAGTGTCTGGTTAAGAGTCTTCTACGATGAGCAACGTGACACAGTCTATATCACTGACGAGTTAGTAATGAAACGATATAAGACTAAGGCGTTGGCTAAAGATATCCTGAATGTACAAGAAGGGTCATATAACATAGTGAGAGGGGATAGTGCTAACCCAAGGGTACTAGATGAAATGAGAGACTTAGGGGTTAATGCTTTAGCTGTGTCTAAGTCACCCAACAGTGTACCGCACGGCACCAACTGGTTAGCCAACCGGATTAAGATAGTAATAGACTTCAAGTGTCCTAACACATGGAGAGAGTTCAGCAGTTATGCTCTACTACCTGATGGGGTTGGTAACCGCAAGCACGGCTTTCCTGACAAGGATAACCACACAATTGATACTACTCGATACGCTCTTGAAGAAGTGATTGCTAACTACGATTGGATATTGTGATGGAACGTGCTATAATGTGATGAGAATAAAAAGGAATGGGGTAATGCTATGACATCGCCGTTGTTGAATAAGCCTATCGACCAATTGGGTGGATTACTTAACACTGAGATAACTACCTACATGGCGTCCAATCATATCAAGTGGGCGCATATAGGTGAGAACTATTACAACCAAGAAAACGACATCGAGAAGTCCCGTATCTTCTACATGAATGACAAGGGACAGTTACGAGAAGATAACTATGCAAGCAATGTAAAGATTAGTCACGGGTTCTTCACTGAGTTAGTGGACCAGTTGGCTCAATATCTGCTATCAAACGGGGTAGAGGTCAAGGTAAAGGATGAGGACAACACACAGCTAGATGAGATACTACAAGAATACTTTGACGAGGATTTTCAAGCCACTATTGACACCTTAGTGACTAATGCTAGTAAGAAAGGATTTGAGGGTATCTTTGCCCGCACTACTAGTGAAGGTAAGCTTAAGTTTCAAACCGTAGATGGTCTGACTCTGATACCTGTGTTTGACGATTACGGTGTATTAAAAATGATTATCCGATGGTACAGTGAAATCAGATACAGCACGAAGCAACAAAGCACTGAGACCATTTGGCACGCAGATGTGTGGAATGAAGAAGCGGTATGTTACTATATCCAAGACGATGAAGGAGTAAGCACCACTTACAAACTGGATGAAGCTTATAACCCTAACCCTGCACCACACGTGTTAGCTATAGAAGAAAGCACAGATGCTGACTTTGAAGATACTGACGGTTATCAGGTGTTAGGTCGTTCATACTCTAAGTTCCCATTCCAGTTGTTGTACAATAACAAGGATGGCATGAGTGATGTTAAACGGGTCAAGAGTATCATTGATGATTACGATGTTATGAACTGCTTCTTGTCCAATAACTTGCAAGACTTTTCCGAAGCGATATACGTGGTCAAAGGGTTCTCGGGTGATTCGACTGATAAACTTAGACAGAATATTAAAGCCAAGAAAATGATTGGTGTTAATGGCGACAACGCGGGTATGGAGATTCAGACTGTATCTATTCCATATGAAGCACGTAAAGCCAAGATGGATATTGATGTGGAGAATATCTACCGTTCTGGTATGGGCTTCAATAGCACAGCAGTGGGTGACGGTAATGTAACGAACGTCGTTATCAAGTCCAGATATACCCTATTAGCCATGAAAGCTCGTAAGATGGAGACGTCGTTACGTAAGGTCCTTCGATGGTGTGCTGATATGGTAGTTTCTGACATCGCATTACGCGGATTGGGTGAGTATGATTCTAACGATATCTGTTTCGAGATTGAACCTCATGTACTAGCAAATGAACTGGATATCGCTACTACTAGGAAGACCGAAGCGGAAACCGAGGCGCTTAAGATTGGTAACATTATGACCGTTGCCCCTAGAATTGGGGACGACGAAACGCTTAAACTAATCGCCGAAGAATTAGACCTTGACTATAACGAACTCAAGGACGCACTTGCTGAACAGGACGCGCAGAGTTTAGACGTTAGCCCTGACGTGCAAGCTATGTTAGATGGACTACCTGTCAATGCTAACCAACCACCTGTAGACCCTAATCAACCAGTGGCTGACCCTAATGTAGTACCACCAACAGACCCGAATGCTGTGCCACAAACGTAAAAAAGTTCACATTTCAGACATAAATACATTGCTTATTTTACAAAACAGTGCTATTATAGACACATGCCTTTGACGTCTTGGACGGTGCATATAAGTGTTATCCCGATACGCTAAACCCTAAGCTAAAATGCGCGGGTGAAGCCTTCCTTGTGAATGAGGGTGTACAGCCTAAAAGAACGATAAGGACTAATTTAACCGTATGTGTCGGGCTTTGCCTTGCATGTGCGGTTATTTTATTAGGAGGGACACAATGCCCAGATACGACGATTTAGTAAAACAAATAGATGAAATATCCGACTTAAAAGAGAAAGCCATATTGAAGGGTATCGGTCAGGATTATGTAGTCCTGCTCGACGAGGTCATGAAAGACTTCGTTACAGCAATGACCCGATTAGATAGAATGAAGGTCAGTGAGTTAGATACTCTTGACCGTGAATTAGTGATTGCTCGTGAGATACAAGACATGTTGACCACCTTTGTGAATGGCGCCGTTGGGACTAAGCTACCAGAACAGTTATTGGACACGGCTCAATTCGGTTATGCTAGTGAAGTATGGCTTACTACTATGAGCCTGAAAGCTTCATTGCCCTATATGAGTGTATTCGACGATTATATGACCTCTTTGTTCAAGTACGGGGTCAATGCAGACAACTACAGCGCTCTGATGTACAAGAATAGGGTTGGTGTAGCTAAGACCATTGAGCAGGTGTTAATAAAAGGGATTGTGCGTGGTGACTCTAATCAGAAGTTGGGGGTCACTATCAGAGAAGAAGTAGGGGTATCATATAGACACGCTCAAACCATTGCTAGGACCGAAGCAGGTCGACTTAGGTCTATGGGTAACGTAGAGAAGCAACGTCAGAGCAAACAAATGGGTTTCTTTGAGCAAAAACGGTGGTTTAGTATCAAGGACATGCGTACACGTAAGGACCACCAACATCTTGACGGGCAGACGATACCCATCGGAGATAAGTACGAGGTCAATGGACTATTTGCGATGGCACCTAGATTGTTTGGGGTAGCAAAGGAGGATATCAATTGTCGTTGTCGAAGTCACTCGGTTAGTCATGTTGAAGATGTACCGCAACACATGTGGGACAGCGTGAAGCAGGTCAGAGTGCCATATGCACCATATAACGAATGGATTAAGACCCAATGAATGTGGGTCTTTTTCTTTGGGGTATAGAGCTATTGACTTATGTAAACAGGTCTGTTAAGATTAGCTATGAGATAAGTGTGCTAGTCACATACTATAAAAATTTAGGACTATAAACGGACTCAAAGGAGTAAACGAACATGCCATTTTATGAAGATGTAGTAAACGACCTATTTAAAAACGCAACAGAGGAAGCACCTGTAACTGCGGAAACCATTACAAAAGCACTAGCCAAAGAATTCCCATTACACACAGTTCCCAAGCAGACACTACTAGACGAACAAAAGAAAGTGAAAGATTACAAAGAAACTATTTCCAGTCTTGAGAAACGCATTGAAGACGGCGCGGGTAATGAGCAATTGTTAACCGAACTACAAGGAGAAGTTACTAAATACAAGGACGCGGAAGCAAAACGCGAACGTGATTCTATTGTTGAAAAGGCGATTGTGGAAGTTGGTGGGTCAACTACTGACCTTGACTACATCAAGTATAAACTTGGTGATGTAGACCTAAACGACCAAACTGCTTTGACAACTAAGCTAGGTGAACTTAAAGAGTCAATGCCTAAGTTCTTTACACCTGCTGAACCTGCTGAACCTGCTGAACCAGAACAAAAGGCAACAGGTGGTTATAAAGTCATTGACAATCAACAAAAGCAAACGCAGGCAAAAACTGCTGACGAAGTATTGAAGGATGAAATTGCTAAATCCTTTGGCTTCTAGTCAACGGATTGCATAAATATCAAAATAAAAGGTGGTTACAAATATGGCTAACTCTTTAGCTTTAGCACAAATTTATCAAGATAATATTGATAAAGCAATTGCAGTAAATAGTAAATCAGCTTTCTTAGAAGCTAATCCGAACAACGTGCAATACAATGGTGGTAACACTATCAAAATTGCGGACATTTCTTTCGGTTCTGGGACAACAGGTGACTTAAAAGCTTACAACCGTTCTACTGGGTTTACTCAAGGTTCTGTAACACTTGCATGGTCTGATTACACATTAGATTATGACTTAGCTCAATCTTTCCAAATTGACGCCATGGACGTAGACGAAACTAAAAACCTAGCTACAGTTGGTAACGTATTATCTGAATACCAACGTACTAAAATCGTTCCTGCTATTGACAAATACCGTTTCACTAAACTTGCAAATGATGGTACTGGTGTTGGTGGGGTTATTGACCTTTCTAAACCTGACGCGTCTGCACAAGCTTTAATGGGCGATATTGCAACAGCAATGGAATTAGTAGACGACTCTAACCAATTAATCTTGGTTACTTCTCCTACAACTTTAGCAGGGTTACTTAACACTGCATTAATCCGTGAAAGCAAAAACACACAAGTATTACGTCGTGGTGAAGTAGATACTAAAATCACTTTTATCCAAGACGTAGAAGTACTTCAAGTACCTTCGGAATACTTGTATGATAAAGTTGCTCCTAAAGTGGGCGTGCCTGATTACACTGGTGCGAAGAAAATTCCTTACATGATTTTCAAGAGAGACGCTCCAACAGGTATTGTTAAAACGGATAAAGTTCGTGTATTCGAACCAGATACCAACCAATCTGCTGACGCTTACAAAGTCGACTTACGTTTGTATCATGACTTAATCGTTCCTAAGAACCAAAGACCGGGTATTATCAAAGCTAGCTTTGGTACTATTGCCTAATCGAATAACTATAAAAAGGGGTGGGGCTTATCGCCTTGCCCCATTTTTTACGAAAGGGGCGATACGATGTTTTTAGACTTAACGAAAGTACAACAAAAGTTACCCAACGTAACGCAAGATGATTTAGACGTACTAGAAAAGCAGATTCGAGCGTATACACAAAATCACTTTTTAGTGCCACAGTCTTATCTTAAAGGGTTACAGTGGTCAGATGGTAGCACATTGGCTCTTGACTCGGTGAGGTTCTTACAGGTTGGTGACACAATCGAATTATGGGACACGGGTATTAACGACGGCATTTATCTCATTGAGAGTATAGAAGCAAGCAACAACACTGTCCAATTGAACAAAAGTGTACGTGATACGGACGAAAATCCAGATGGTTATTTTGGGTTGGTGATGTACCCAGAGGACTTACTAGGTGGTGCGTATAGTCTGATTGAATACGACCAACAGGGTAGACAAGAATATGGGGTTAAACAGGAAACTGTTTCCCGTGTTTCTAAAACGTATTACGATACGACCGAAGCAGAAAGCCGATTCGGATATCCTGCTTTCATGACGGAGTTCTTAGAGCCATATATGCAAGGGAGTTGGGAGTAATGATATCCGGTATCAAAGACTTTCAAATTAAGAGTGGTGGGGACAACTTAGTTCCTGACGGCAAGGGTGGTTATGAGATTCCGAAAGGGGTCATTTTCGAGGGTCGTGGTTATATCGACTTTCAGAGTGATACGGACTCCATGACCAAAGCCAATACCATCTATCCTGACGCTACGCATATCTTAATCTACATGCCTGAGTATAACAATCATCGTCCATTTGTTGGCGGTATCGGTGACCACGTGAGTTCTAATGGCACTGACTTCGTTATTACTTATGTGGATGATGTTCTGAACATCGGTCATCATTTGGAAATTCCATTGCGTGAAAATCCCAAATTAAGAAGGCGATAACATGAATGAATTCGAGTTTGATTCTAACATTCCGAAGGCAAGAAAGCTTATAGAAAAGAAGGTACTCCAAGCCTTGGAGGATATCGGTGAGCATATGACCACTGAATTAGCCGAAGGGGGTCACGGGGTCACTAGTAATAATGACACTGGGGAATACGCCCAAAAGAGTGGCTACAAGGTCAGAAAGTCATCGAAAGAAGTCATTGTTGGGAACTCTTCGGACTATGCTATATATTACGAGTTCGGTACTGGTGAAAAGTCTGAGCGTGGCGGAGGTAAAGCAGGTGGTTGGTTCTATATGGACAAAAAAGGTCACTGGCACTTTACCCGAGGGTCACAAGCTTCCAAACGTATGCGGTACACATTCCGTGACGAACAGGACAAGGTCAGAGTATTCACAGAACGAGCTTTAAGGGGGATAAACTGATGGCGGTTAATATAAGGTTCCCTGACGGTACTGTACGACCCTTGTACGACGTCAAACCTAACGCATATAATCGCGGTGAACTATTAGAAATCATCTACGAGATGTTGAACGAAGCAGTCAAGAGTGAGATTGATGTTTTCAGGAATAAGAACCCGAAACCCGTCAATTCCATTACCTATCCATATATGACCTTTGAGGTCGACAATGCGAAGGTCGATGACAACGAACACGGCACAATGGTAGCTGTGGATTGTGAACTTTTCGACCGCGGAACTACCTCTGATATGATTGACAAATACACCGATATGTTGAATAATGAATTAGACCACAAAAGACACAGTTATGAAGATTACTGGGTTAAGACGGAACTCGAACGGGATAGAGATATCCCAGACGAAACCGACAAAGAGTTATTACGAAGAATGGTCGCACTGACCTTCTATATTGAAAGGAATGATAGTTAAATGGCTGGATTACAAAAAACAGGTTATACAAAGGACACACCTAACCACTACCTCATCGACTCCGCAACAATTTACAAAAACTTAGTATTTGACCCGTCTACAAACGCGTTTACTGGGGAATTGCTTGGCGCTACTGATGGTGGCGTGGAACTGGATATCACAAATAAATACCGTGACGTTACCGTTGATGGTACTTATATCCAACCAGTGCTAGGTAACAAAATGCTTTCTAGCTCTATCGCAACAGCTAAGACTTCTATCAAAGAGTTTACTGCTGAAACATTACGCATTGGTTTGAATGGTATTTCTGCTCTTGCTGACGTGAACACAGCACCTGCGGGTTACACTGTTATCACTGGTAAACGTTATGTAGAAGAAACTGACTACATTAAAAACATCGCTTTCGTCGGTCGTTTAAGTGGCTCTGACGATCCCGTCATTGCTATTTTAGACAACTGTTTGGTGACAACTGGTGATATCATCAAGACGAAAGATGATGACGAAGCAGTGTTTGAGGTTGAGTTTGAGAGTCATGCAGACTTTGACACATTAGTATCTGACAAGTTCAGCTACAACATCTATTTCCCAACAGCACGAAGCCTATCCGATTTACCTATCACTATCGTATCTGTAACAGGTACTCCGACAGTGGATAAAATCAGCTTCGCATGGGACGCTATTCCAAGTGCCATGGGTTATGTATTCCGTTATGGGGTTCAAGGTGAGACAGATGGTAACCGCATCTATTACACAAACACACCTAAGTTTGACCTAACTCAAATCATTTTCCAAGGTGATGACCCAAGTGCCTCTATGGCGGGCAAAGTGATTAACGTATCTGTAGCAGGCACTCACAAAGCATATGTTGGTGTTGGGACTAACCCAATCGACAAAGCTATCGACGCCGCGCAAAACGCACTTGCTACTGAGGGTAATCTTACTTGGTCTGACGTTGTTCAAGGTACTGTACCAAACGCATAAGACACTAGGGGGCTGTATTGCGCAGTCCCCTTTTTTGTGTTAAGATATAACAGAACCAGAAACTTTAAAGGAGAGAAAAGAATATGCCAAAAACATTTACAGTAAGACCGCTTAAAGGTGACGATATTTTCACACTTGCGAATATCGTACAAAAGTTAGACCTTGCAAACGACCTCATCGAGAAATACAAAAAAGGAATTGACGAAGCAACCGACCAATCGGTCCACTTGATTAAAACACAAGACCACAAGAAAAAACAAGATAAACGTCAAGACCAGTTAGACAAGATTATTTCTGACTTAAAAGCTCAAGCTCAAAATGAGAAATTTAGTGTTGAGTTCATGGGACTTATTTTACAGAAAGTGCTGACTAACATCAGTAAAGTAAAACCCGAATTAAATGCTTTTCTTTCTGACGTGGCTGATTGTGATGTGTCAGAATTAAGCATGATTGATTATGGTGTGCTAGTTAAGCAAGTATTCACGGGTAAAGATTTTAGAGATTTTTTCCAATTTATACCTACTATTCTAACGGCGGAATAGAAGGGGGCTTTACAAAACTTAAGCATGACCTTTTCCGTTCATATCCTGACGCTTTGGGGCTTCTTGGTACATTACTAATAAGTGATGTACCTTTTTTAATAAAAGAAATGTACTCACAGCAGTATCATGATAGCTTATGGGACGTTTGGTTGAACGGTGGCTCTGAAATGAGTTACGCAGAGTTCAAAGCCGAACAGGATTCTAAAGTCAACAGGGAAGTAACGAAAAAGGAAATTGCGTCCAAGCCTAAGGAAGTCCGTCAAGTTGAGGAGAAGGAGGCTATTGACTTCGCTAATCAATTTGTTATACCACAAGAAGGGGGTTAAACCCAATGGAAGTATTTAAGTTATTCGGTCGTATCGGTCTCAAGACTGATGATGTGGATAAAGGTTTCGACGATGTAGAGAAAAAGGGTCAAGGTACCAGTAATTTTCTAACTGGGACTTTTGGTAAGATGGCTGGGGCTTTAGGTGGAGTTTTCGCGGCGACTAAGATTTTTGATTTTGGTAAACAGGCAGTTGAAGCGGCGGCGGATTTAGACGCAGTGCAGAGCCAATTCACCCAAGTTTTTGGTAATCTAACTGACCAATCTCATGGCATTGCTAAAGACCTAGGTGACCAATTCGGAATGATTCCGAGTCAGTTAGAACCCGGAATGATAAAATTCCAAGGTCTATTCAAAGGGTCGGGTATCGAAGCAGAGAAAGCTTTGAAAATGACCAAGACAGCTACCACCCAAGCGGCGGATGCTGCGGCGTTTGCTAACGTTGGTTACGAGGAAGCACAAGGGTCTATTCAGTCATTTATCCTTGGTAACTATGAAGCAGGTGACGCTATCGGAGTTCAAGCAAATGATAACACGGTTGCACAATATGCGATTCAACAAGGTGCTGTTAAGACAACCGCAGAATGGCAAAAAATGGGTGACGCTCAAAAAATGCAAATGCGGTTAGGTTTCATCGGTCACGTTCAGAAACTATCTGGTATTCAAGGGCAAGCGTCTCGGGAGTCTGGTTCTTGGGCTGTAGTTATGGACAAATTGAAAGCCAGTTGGCAACAATTTCTAGCTATCATCGGTAAACCCATCTTGAACGCTGTTCTACCTATCGTGAAAGGGTTATCGGATGGTATGAGCGCGTTGACTAAAGGAATGCAGAGCGGAGGTCAAGCAACAGGTCAGTTTGGTAATGCGATGAAGGTTATTCGGGATGTTATCAACAACTATATCAAACCTGCGTTCAACTGGATTAAGATGACCACTGCACCGTTATTCCGTGAAATGGGTCGTATAATTAAATCGGTCATGGGCGATATCTGGAAGACGATAAGAGAAGTCTGGACGATGATAAAACAATTCTGGGATAAGAACGGTAAAGACATCATGAAACTAGTGAAGTTCGTCTTTACAACGATTGTCAATATCATTCGTGGTCTGATGAAAGGTGTCAAGGACATAATCAGTGGCGCATGGCAGATTGTTAGTTCGATATTCAAAGGTGCTTTAAAGGCTATCATGGGTATCGTCAAAGTGTGGAGTTCACTGTTTAAAGGTGACTGGAAAGGTGTTTGGAAAGGCATCCAAATGATTTTCTCTGGTGTATGGACAGCCATCACTGGTGTACTATCTGGTGCGCTGAAAGTGATATGGGGTCTACTTAAGAGTGTGTTCGGTGGACTAGGTGCTTGGTTTAAAGGTATCTGGGACGGCGTTAAGGAAGGCGTTAAGAGTGCATTCATTGCTGTGGGTCTGAGTATTGCTAGACCTATCTTAAAAGCCCAAGAGAAGGTAAAAGATATCATTGACAAGATTAAAGGTTTCTTCAATTTCACGGTCAATATGCCACATATCCCACTACCATATTTTGGCATTAGTCCTGCGGGATGGGATGTTGGTGACTTGCTTAAAGGTAAGATTCCGAAACTTGATATTGACTGGCACGCTGACGGTGGTGTTATGAACCAAGCTACGGCATTCGGTATGCTAAATGGTCGTTTACAGGTCGGTGGTGAAGCAGGTCGGGAAGCTATTATACCATTACGTCCTGACGTACTTGCAGGTATCGGTCACGGTATTGCGCAACAAATGAACATGGGTGGTATCGTACAAGGTCTTAAAGATGTGGTTAGTGCAGTATATGCAACTAAGCACACATACCTAGACGCCCACGAGGTTAGCATGGTTGTTGAAGATAGAATAATGCGAGGTGTAACTACATGATTCCAAAAAAGTTTAAACTAATCAATTCGAGGGGCGACATACTGCCCCTGAATGACCATACGGAAACGGGTTTGTTTGTTCTCAATTGGGACGGGTTGGGTGTCGATATCAAGTTCGACCTCGACCAATACCAAGCGAGTCAGATAGTCAAAAATAGAACGCTCAATATGCAAAACTTCAAGGTCAATGTTAATATTGGCATGAACTATAGTGCAATCACTCCAAGAGCGATTTACAATGGGTTAGTGACCTTTTTAAACTATTCCCCTTATACGCTGACTATGGAAGATGAAAACGGGATGTATAACCGTGATGTGCAAATTCAGACCATGACCTTAACTGACCTTAAAGACGGGGTTGTGTTCGAGGAAACCATTGAGTTCCTTTGCACTTCGCTTTGGTATGAATGGCAAGAGTATACGCAAGAACCTAAAGACTTGACTACTCTATCCGCTAAAGTGTTCGGTGCTGACCCTGCTCCAAGTTTGATGGGTTATGTGTTCGGTATTCCAGTTCCAACCCCTGATAATGAAATGCCTACGAGTGGTAATGGGAATATCTTAGCCGACCCAATCAATCTAAACAGTAATGACGCAGAAATCACAGGGTCATTCAACACCGATGAGGGTACTGTCACAGGTCACCTTTATATCAACGGTAATAAAGTGTCCGAGGGTGGAAACTTCGATACAGATGTGTTCACGTTCACTTACCCAATCACCCCTACAGATTTTAACTGGTCCGACAGAGTTAAGTTGGAAATGTGGGGCGCTAGCGGTATGTTGGATGAAACGTGGGTCGAAGTCGAAGGGTTCCAATACGGGTATGTGTATGGTGTATCTGAGGATAGCGACATTTCAGGTGTATTCAATATAACGAACGATTCCGTTTATTTCGGACTTACTGACGGGTCACCATGTATCATTGAAATCTCGGACACAATCAATGGGTTAACTAATCCCGGTTGGGCGATTACGGTCGCAGGTCAAACAGTGGCGTCTGACGCATACACTGGGACTATCCCGAAAGAGTACGGTATTAGGGTGTCTAGTATTGACGGTGAAGCGGAAGCAATCAGATATAACTTAACTACCAATGTACCTGAGAACATTTATCAAACCCAAGACCAAACCAAATCCAACTTCGTTAAATTCCCGATTGGTGTTTCACAGATTCGCTTTAGTGGATTAAACCTTTCTAGCCCGGGATTAATGATTAAGATACGCTTAAGAAGAGAGGTGCTTTCCGTTGGCTAATATTCAAAAAAAGAAAAACAGACCGGTTCACGTGGTAATCATGCCACGTGACCCTAATAAGGGTTTTGAGTTCTTCGAGACAAACGACTACGAAATAGCTTACGATATCATCGCACAACCAACATCAAGATTCACGGCTTACGTGAATGCGGATAAATGGAAACGCGGTGACTATGTGATGGTCAAATATAAGGACTCTGACAAGATTCTGTTCACGGGTATAGTTGATGGTTTTGAAATTCCTGACTTAGACACCGAACCAAAAGTATTGAACTGTATGCCAATGGAGGGGGTCATGAAGACGGTAGAAATACCTGCCACTTACATTTATACAGGTCAGGCAAGTAGCCCCGTGGTTGGAGGTTGGGAACTGCACATGAGTCGTTTAGTAACCAAGTTTATTACCAACTCCGTGTCCAAACAAGCAACGAACCTGACTAGCACGAATAGCACTAACACTACATTCAAATATAAACCTTCGCAGACAGGTATTACACCAACCAACATGCTTGACTACTTCGTCAATGGTTTTAAGAAATACCGAGCTGTGTGGGCGCCTGTGACCTTCAATACCACAACTAGAGCTATTGTAATGCAAATGAGGGTTCCTACCAAGAACATCAAAATCAAAGACAATGTGCGTGATTTTAGCGATTGGTCATTCACTACTACGGTCGGGACGATTAACCCTAACATGGTTTACGTTTACAATCCCGTTGTCCCCACTGCCACAGGTAACACCCAAAACTCGGAAACGATTGCTCAACGGTCGTATTGGTACATGTATACCGATGGTAGCATTGTTCAAGGCGATGGAGGGGGCGCAGATTTAAACAGAATTCAATTACCAACACAATCCGTCATGGTAGTTCGACAAACCCAAGACGCAACCTCTGAGGATAAGCAGTTAGCAAGTGACGCGTTGAGTGCAGGTCAGTATGCACATGAGTTCAAATTTCTTCTTGACCTTGAAAGTGAGATATTGAACTTCGATGATTTAGAAATCGGGATGACTGCCGATATCACATTCCACGGCAAGTTGTACAAATCGGTCTTTACAGGTTATAATCTAAAGAGTAAGAGTGCGACCGTAGAATTGACTTTCGGTCACAATCGGAATAAATTAGCAACGCGATTACGCGAAAAATTGGAGTGATTTATAAATGGGAGTTTTAGGCGCAAACGTTGATAGACAGATTATTACCCCTCGTCTTGAAGCACTAATGAATTTGAAAAAACTATCTAAATACCAAGGTATGTTAGCATTACAAACAACGTCCGTTTCTGGGTTAACCGCAACCTTTGGTTATAGCTACGGTCACATTCAAGGGTTCTATTTTGAAATCGAGGACGGAACCACTATGACCATCCCGGCTAACAGTACTGGGTATATCTGTGTTCGACTTGACTTATCTCTGACCAACACAGCAACAGGTTCCATCACTGACGGGTCATATAAGGTCGTAACGAATCAAATGCAACTACTACGAGTAACAAAAGCCAACCTGAAAAAGGATGTTATCCATTCGGGTGGTGTACTACAAGGTACCCAACGGGACTTAGTTCTTTACTCATACACATCCAACGCAACTACAGTGACACTTACGTCTTTCCGTAACAACTGGATATACGACGGTGGTCCAATGAATCCTGTTAGGTCTTTTGGTAGTGGGTATAGTAACAATGCAGGTAATACGATTAAGGCGTACATCCGTGCTAATCGTATATATTTTGACGGTGCCATCAAATTACGAAGTGGTGCGAGAAATAATGACATCATGTTCAACTTAGACTATGGCATTGAACCACTGACATCTTATCGCAGAGCTTTTGGGACAACTTTCCAATCTAACTCGACTACTCAAAACGCAGTCGTTTATGTTAGACCTAATGGACAAGTGACCTTACAAGCTTACGCAACATCAGGCGGAAACATCATGGACTTAAATGCCCTGAACTGGGACTTAGGAAACGACGACTCATATTTCTATCCTACCTGATTGTACCTGAGACGTCCAGAGCCATCCTCTGGGCGTTCTTTTTTAGCTAATAGACTTATTACCCCTATTGTGGTAAAATCGTCGTAGAAGGGCTTATATGAGCTTATATAAAGTAAAGGTGGTTAAATAGAATGGAGCTGAACAAATTGTTAATTGACGGAGCTAATGCGCTGGTTCATAATCAGTTTTTTTATTTGCTAGTAGGAGTTATTACATTTGATTATATTACTGGTGTTTTAAAAGCCATCATATGGAAGGTAGCGGACTCAAGTACTGGTTTCAAGGGTCTAACTAAACACACGCTAGTTATTGCATTGTTCGCACTCGGGTACTTGTTTGCTGACACGTATAACTTTGCTAATGTGGTAACAGTGATTTTATTCTGGTATGTGTTGAACTACGGACTATCTATTTTAGAAAACTTTGGTGTGATGGGTATTCTTGTCCCCCCATTCCTAGTGACTCGAATTAAAGCAGAGATTAAGAAATACGAATCACAAGTGGGCGAACAGGGGTTGGAGTCACGCGCACACAAGCTATCTGATAAGGTCACAAGTGAAATTGACCCGTCAGCGGAATAATGCTATACTTTAGTAAGGGGCTTGACCTCTGACCGCTTGGCACGGTTTCTTTCCTCCTTGCACCTCGTAATATATGCGGGGTGCTTTTTTATCGGGATGAAATGTTGCACAAGGGAAAAATGTTTAATTTGTACGCAAAGGCTTGGTGTTCAGAAAAAAAATTTGAACAAATGCAGTTTTTGAACATTTTTTGAACAGTCAAAAGTGTTGGTATATAATGTTTAAAGTATATAATGTTCAAAGTTCAAATAAATATATAAAAATAAGAGTTGCGTACGTTAGCATACAGTTTACTACTTTGTTGTTATTCTGAGAATCTAACCTCAAAATTTCCGTGAACGTGAACAGAATTAGCAAACCCGTTGGGACTCTAAGCGGGAACCCCGTTCAAGTTTTTGAACACAAGAAAGGTGGTAATTCAAATGGATATTAAATTCAAGATAGAGGTCAATTTCTCCAAAAAGAACGATGAACAAGACAATCCACCAGAGCAAGAAAAGCCTTCGTTGTTGAAGCAAGCTTTTTGGATTAAAATATTAATGCCTATTTTAATTACCATCATCTCATTTATCGTATTAATTTTCTTTATTGCTATGACTCAAGGTGATAGCTCTGACCAAAAGAAACCTACGGAGAAGCCGACTTTCCAACAGAACTTTAATTTTTAAATAAAAGTGTTGACATATAAAAGAAAGTGGGTTATAGTATAAGAGTAGTCAGCGAGAACAGTCACACTTACTCAAACGGGGCAAGATAAATAATTTATTTGGAGGAGAAATAAAAATGAGTAAAGTATTAGATTATGAAAGTAAAAGAATTAGTAAAGGATTAAAACTTAGAATGGAACGTCAGGAACTTAAAGAGGATATTGACAGATTGGAATTAGTATATAGTACTATGATTAGCCTTCATAACGTTTGCGACCCACACATTTCACCAATCATGGACGACCTTTTGACTCAAACACGTTCACTTAGAAGACGTCTATCAGACGTACTAGTGAAAATTAGAAAATTGGAGGAGGAATAATGAGTAATTGGGATAATATCAGAACGCGCCGTGATGAGTATTGGAACGATATACGTATTTTAAGGGATGTGCGTAAGTCGCTAGATGATGTAGTGAATTGCGAAGGTTTGGATATGTTACAACTAATGTATGATGTAGAAAGTATTGCCAATGGACTTAGGAAAGAATTTGACAAGTTAGACGAAAAAGTAAAATTAATGGAGGAGAAATAAAATGACAAAAACAAATTATGTATTAGACCAATTAACACCCGAGGAGCGCCAACTAGTAGAACAATCAACTCAATTAAAATCAACAACAGTGGCATTCTGGTTGAACCTATTAGGCTCATTCGCTTGTGACTTCTACACGGGTCGCATTCTTGCGGGATTCATCAAAGTATTACTATCCATCGCGAGCAGTGGAATCGGAGCAGTGATTTTCACAATCTGGGGATTATTCACCTACCGCAGTCGCGTACGTAAATACAATAACCAACTCTTGACCGATAAAGCTTTCATGGTTAATCTTGGTAAGCCGACATCAAAAGGGGATGAAAAATAATGAAATACATCTTAGCAATCTTCCTAGTGAGTACGTCACTACTTTTCACAAACACAGTCAAAGCAGAGTCAGTAGACATTGTGATACCTGAAAATGCTATCCAAATTTCAAAATACGTAATTTCCATTGACGGTAAAGAGTACAGCAACGATAATGGCATTTGGTATCTTGACGGAATTCCTACAGAGCTACCCAAGAAACCAGAAATCGAACAGCCCACAAACGCAGTCACAGAGCCAATTGTAATCGACAAAGAAGAACCATCTAATCTTCCTACAGAGCCTACAGAAAAAGAGCAACCTAAAGCCGAGCCTAATAATCCTACAAAGCTTGAGGAAAAAGACGACCAAGAGAATGTTGCTGATATTCCTAAGACGGTTACAGAAAAAGAGGACAATTCACAAGTGACTGATATTCCTGAACCAACTCAAGAAAAGGTTGAGCAAGAGAATGCGTCTAATATTCCTACGAAGCTTAAGGAAAAAGAGGTCAAGAAAGAGGTCACTAATATTCCTAACGTTCGTCAGGAAAAAGAGCAACATTCACAAGCGACTAATATCCCTAAAGCCTCTGACACAAAAGTAGTAGCACAACCGTTGTCATCTTCGCCAGACAATACGTTACCGCCAACCGGGGATGATTCGACCCTTGCCCTCGTAGTGACTGGTATTATATTCCTTGTAGTGGGACTTGTTGCCCTAGCGTATATCACCATTGGTGCGGTGTTCATTCGAGTTATCACCAGTGTTCTGTTTGGAGGTCGTAAGAAATGAATTTTAATGAAAATCAAACGTTAGCAGTTCAATACTACATCGCATACCTTCGCAGTGGTTCGATTACTGAAAGTCATGTGTGTAGCTCCATCCACAAACGAATCGAGCGAGAAGCTTACCAGAAATTCCAATCTACAATAGGCGAATTAAGTTCACAAGAGTCTACCGAAGTATTCAAATTCCTGACATCGACATGGGAACTGATTGGAGGTTTTTCAAATAATGGAAAGACTAATTGATGGGTTAGAAGATTATTCTGTCACAAACGATGGTGTAGTATATTCTATGAAGCGACCTAAGAAAATCGAAATCAAGAAGCATAGACATCGGACTGGTTACTGGGCTGTATCACTCAAAGATGGCACAACCCAAGTCAGCAAAAACGTCCATCGTCTGGTTGCAGAAACGTTCTTACCTAATCCGAATAATTATAAATTAGTTCGGTTCAAGGATGGTAATAGGGATAATTTACATGCTGACAATTTAGAATGGTGCGCTAAGCTCCCACAATCGCCCACACGAGAGTTTTCGGCTATGCGTAGTGTAATTGCATTCGATTACCCAAATCGACGTGTAGAGGTCTTTAAGAACCGTTCTGACGCATGTAAAGCTTTTAACGTTCAATTGTCGAGAGTCACAGAGGTTTGCGAAAGGTCACGGAAGGCATACAAAGGGGTCATCTTTGCTTATTATGACGACCTTGCTAAGTTCGACGTGAACAGCCTTGATGACTGGTTAAATTATCACTGTACGAAGCGTAAGACCAAAGATGACGATTTAGCAGATTGGCTCATTGATGTGGGTACCAACGAGTTTGCTACACCCACGGATGATGTGTTAAACTAGTAAGTAACGGGAATAATAAACAAAGGGGTGATATTATGTTCGCTGTTATAATGCTGTATATGGGTGGCGTTGTTGTCGGACTTGGTGTAAGCTACTTCTATCTTGTTAGACCATTACAGAAACGCTTATACAGATACGAAGGTAAGCCCGTTCCCGTTTTATCCGTGAAGCACGAGTACGTCAAGACTAAATAGGAGGTAAGGAATGTTAGGAGCGGTCATTTTCACCATTGTGATTATCGTATATAGACTAATCTTTTTAAAAGAAACGACTAGTCTTTTAGGTATAGGGTGGTATATATTTCTGTATTACCTGTTCCGACACATTTTATTTACAATCACGGGTGGCGATTTAACTTGGTTTTAAGAAAGGGGATTGGCAAATGGCACGAAAATTTACAAAAGCTGAACTGGTAGCTAAAGCAGAAAAGAAAGTCGGTGGATTAAAACCCGACGTAAAGAAAGCAGTATTGTCCGCAGTGAAGGAAGCATATGACCGCTATGGTATTGGGATTATCGTATCACAGGGTTATCGTTCAATTGCTGAACAAAACGGATTGTATGCACAAGGTCGGACCAAACCGGGGAACATTGTGACCAACGCAAAAGGTGGACAATCTAACCATAACTTTGGTGTTGCCGTTGACTTTGCTATTGACTTGATTGACGATGGTAAAATCGACTCTTGGCAACCATCAGCAACCATTGTGAACATGATGAAACGTCGTGGGTTCAAATGGGGCGGAGATTGGAAAAGCTTTACTGACCTTCCACATTTTGAAGCTTGTGACTGGTATCGCGGGGAACGCAAGTATAAAGTGGACACATCTGAATGGAAAAAGAAAGAGAATATCAATATCGTTATTAAAGATGTTGGTTACTTCCAAGACAAACCTCAATTCTTAAACTCCAAATCGGTTCGTCAGTGGAAGCATGGCACGAAAGTGAAGCTTACTAAACATAACTCACATTGGTACACTGGTGTGGTCAAGGATGGTAACAAATCAGTCAGGGGATATATTTATCATTCGATGGCTAAGGTCACAAGCAAGAATAGCGACGGTTCGGTTAACGCAACGATTAACGCCCACGCATTTTGTTGGGACAATAAAAAACTTAATGGTGGCGACTTTATCAACTTGAAGCGTGGTTTTAAAGGTATCACCCATCCCGCTAGTGACGGTTTCTATCCACTGTATTTCGCTTCTAGGAAAAAAACTTTCTACATTCCGCGTTACATGTTTGACATCAAGAAATGAGTATGCTAATATAAGGTTATTCCTCCTTAAGTGAATTTACCAAGCCCCCAACTGATGACGGGGGTTTGGGTTTCTGGGGAATATAAGTAAGAAAGATGCAAGGAGGTGATATAATGGATAGTTTTGAGAGGAGAGCTTACACGGTACAAGATTATCGCGATGAAATCGAACTATTGGAAAACAGACTTCGCTGTAGACAAGACACGAGTACGACTGCACACATGAATATCAACATCATTGGCAATGCACAGGTGACTAGAATCAACAAATACGACGAACTTAAAGACCGAAACTCATTAATCAACATCATTGACTTTAAAACGTTAAAGCGTCGTAAGAAAGAAATCGAAAACGCGGAGAGCTTTTTACTCACTGAGAAACAGGCGTTACTTGATTTTGACGCTGAAACCACTCAATTAGAAAAGGACCTTGACAATCTTAGAAACGAATATGAGACATACTTAGACGCGGTCTATAGAAAGGAGTCAGAGGATTATTTCAGATTATAATATTATTAGTTCAGGGTCAAAGGGGAACGCGGTCCGAATCAAAAATATTATGATTGATTGCGGTATTCCCTTCGCCAAAATGAAAGAAGACTTGTACGAGTGTGATTACTTGTTCCTGACCCATCGTCACACTGACCACTTCAAACCATCGACATATAAAATGATACGGAAGTTTTTCCCGAATATTATCGTATGCGGTGGTCCTGATATGTTCAGACTCGCGAATATGGATTCAGATAAAGACATTGTGACCGTAGCAGGTGATTTTATCAACTTAGAACACTTCACCAACGTAACTGTTTTTGACGCTGTACACGACGTTCCTACTCAAGGTTTTGTATTTCACTTCGACGATGGTACGTATAACATTATCTACTGCACTGACACAAGCACATTGGAGAATGCACCAGATATGAAGTATAATGAGTTTTTCATCGAAGCCAATTACGACAAGAAGAAACTAGACGCGATTGCTAATAGTAAGCACGAGATTAAGTATGATTTTGTCGGTGGTGCTAGTCGTCATTTGAGTAAACAGGACAGCAAGAAGTTTTATTATCTACACAGAGAAAATAAAGATTGTCCCTATCACCCGCTACATCAGTCGAGTAGATTTTACTAACCTATTGTCAATTGTAAATAGATTAAGGAGGATTAGAAACATGAACGAGATATCTACCCATGTAGAGATAGTGCCTGCGGTCATTAAGTTTGATAACTTTGTTGACCTTAAAAATGAAGCCTTAGAGGTCGCGGACACGTTGAAGACCATCGTTGTTACCGAAGACACAATCCCGTCCACTAAAAAGCTAGTAGCAGAGGTCAGAAAAAAGGTCACAGCATTAGACAAGGAACGCAAAGAAGTTAAAAAAGAAATCAATCAACCATTGATTGACTTTGAAAATCAAGTAAAAGAGATTAACCAGATTGTAACAGACGCCGAAAGATATGTGCGAGACCAATTAGACATTTACGAAGAGTCCCGCCGAGCTTCCAAGGCGGAGTTAATCAGAATAATTTGGGATAAGCGTGCTAAAAAATATGGCGATGTGGTCAACTTCCGAACCTATGAAGACTTCTTGACCCCTCAACATCTGAACAAAGGCGTTACCTCTGACCAGATAGAAGCTGAAATGGTGACCTTTTTAGAGTCAACGAAAGAGGACCTAGAGGTCATTGACTCCATGGACGACGCACAGGAATTACTAATCTATTACGGTGAAGGAAATGACTTTACCACGTGTAATAAAATGCTATGGGAGAAGAAGAAACGAGCCGAAGAAGTGAAGCAAAAAATTTCTTCTTCAAAAAGGTTGACTTCATTCGAGGCTAATGTTAAGCTGTTTACACAAGCCGATTATGACATGGTCGTATCGTTTTGTAATAAGAACAATATCAAATTTAAGTAAAAAAATAATTAGGAAAAGGATGATTAAGATGGCAGTAGAAACTTTAGAAAATTTAGTATTAATGGAAGCAGAAAAAACAGACACAGGATTTCAGTTATCATTTTTAGATGACGCAAAAAGTGAAGTGCGTGAGGTTCGTTTAACAACTCATGATTACGACGCTGACAAACAAAGTTGGAAACACAATCCAGAAAAAGAAAAAGACGTACAAGAATTCATCAAAGAGTATTTTGGAGTAGAACCAACAGAAGAAGCATTAAACAAATTAGTAGACAATGAATATACAGTTTACGCCTATGATAATTTCAACAGTCTAGTGTTTATTGATATTCCAGATAAATACACAATGGAAGATGTAGGCATTCGTTTCGAAACAAACATTACCGAAGTTGTGGACACTGGCGCACGTGTTGAAATCAGATACGAACAGCCTGTAAAAGGTGGAGAACCACTTAAACGTGTGTCTAATAAAGCTTACAGTAAATACAATGAAAAACTAAAACGTTCATTGGTTGACCCAATCAGACGCGATAGAGTATTTGCAAACATCAAACGCGATTATGGTGTTGAAATGAATGAATTAGATAAACTACAAGGATTTCCAATTTTCATCGTTGTTAACTCCATGAAAAATGGTAAAAACGAATATCCGTTCGGACAAATTCAACCAATCAATATTAAAGAACGCGATGAATTCTTAGCAACGAAAAAATAACATAGAACAAAGGTATCAATAGTTAGCCAACTATGATATAGATTAATAACTGAACATGTATGAAACCATGTGTTTTTCGGAAGGACGTAGGAAACCCTTCCAAACCTCTCGCTTGGGTGGTTGCTACTAAAACAATTTCTTACCCACACACTACTGTGGTGGCTAGTGTGTGAAACACGTCGGTTGTCGGTGGGCGACATTAAAACCCAATCCAAGTTGCGTAGGTGGGCTACGTAAAAACCCAATACAATGCTGAACATAAGGGTCAGTGATACTGAAAGGGGTCGAAGATATACGACCTCTTTCTTTTAGGAGGAAGTATAATAATGAACGATATATTAAGAAAACGACCGTTAATCTTTTATGATATTGAAGTATTTAAACACGACGTACTAATCATATTCAAGGATATCAACAAGAAAGAGGTAAGACGTTTCGTCAACAATTTTGACGGACTAGGCGACTTCTTACGACTTTGGACTGCAATAGGCTACAATAATCATCACTATGACGATAACATGTTGACAACTATCGTCACTAAATGGGGTCACCCAGATTTTCACGCAATCGTCAAAGGTGCCAACGATGACATCATTGTCCGTAAGCAACGATGGAAAGTTCTTGATATCATAGAATCCCTTGACTGCTTCCAACAAATAGACCCGTCCATGCCTTCTCTGAAAATGATTGAGGCTAACATGGGTCTTGCTATCGAAGAATCCCGCATACCATTTGATATAGACAGACCTCTGACCCCCGAAGAAATGGAACTTACTATTTCTTACTGTTCGTATGACGTCGACCAGACAATCGAAGTTTACAAAATGCGCGACTCTAACTACTTCACAGCTAAAAGTATCATCATGACCCAGTTAGTAGAACGTGGAAGGGTCACCATCCCAGACGAAGCAGTTTCTAACTTCTCCACGAACAACTACAAACCCCAGAACCCGAACACTACATCGTTGAGTGCCAAACTCATTATGGGTCGGAAACGTAATCCAAAATGGTCTAAGTTACGTCTGAATGCTGAAAATGACGAACAAAAGACTAAAGAATTATTATCCATCGTCCCAGAGGAAGCAATTGAAATCTGGACCCGTGACGACAACATGGCGATTAACTCCGAGGGTAAAACAGCTAACTCATATAAACGATTGAAAAAGAAGCATACCGTTTATGAAATGGATTGCAAGATTGAGTTCTCTGGTGGTGGTCTTCATGGGGTCAATTTCCTTCCTGACCAAAAGAATCAACGAGTATTCAAGAACCTAATACTACTCGACGTAGCTTCTATGTACCCGCGTTCCATCGAACTGCTAAATGCTATTGGCGATGAAACGAAGATATTCAGCGAATTAATTGCAATGCGTCTGAATGCGAAGCGGTCAGGGAATAAAGTGTTAGCAAATGCCTTGAAGTTGGTTATTAACTCGGTGTATGGACTCTTGAAGGCTCACACTTCCCTGTTCTTCAATCCGCGGGCTTCCATGAGCGTCTGTGCGTTGGGTCAGTTACGATTATATCAACTGTGCCAAATGTTGTATAACAAAGGGTACAAACTGGTCAACATCAATACAGATGGCGTTGGGTTCGTCACTGAAACGGGTGACTACGAAACGTATAAGCAGGTCTGGAAAGAATGGGAAGCGATGACTGGTTACACATTGGAAGAGGATAGTTTTGATACATTCATTCAAAAGGATGTAAATAACTATATCGGGGTCAAAGATGGTAAGCTCAAATTAAAAGGCGGGGATGTGTCGAAAGGCTTCACTTCGGATAACATTTTCACAGAGAGTTTTTACAACAACCCCCCACAGACATTTTTTAAAAACAACTCGTGTGCCATCGTTGACGAAATGATTGTCAATAAGTTAGTGTACAATCGTGATTACAGTGACACGATATTAGCTAACGTCAACAAGCCAATCAAGTTCCAGTTCATCCTGAAATGTGGCTCTACCTTTGTCGGCACGATTGATGATGACGACAATTATCATCAAAAGGTCAATAGAGTATTTGCCACGAAAGAGGAATGCGACCATGTGCGACTTTGGAAAGCGAAGGATATAGGTGACGGGAAGATATCCAAACAAAAATTTCCCTCTGCCCCGCCTTTTATGTTATTATGGAACAGCACTTTGTTAGACAAAAAATTGCCACTCGATAAAATCGATTTTGAGTTCTATCAAAAACAAGCCGAGGAGATTGTAAACGAGTGGACGAAGTAGGAGGATAGAAATATGTTCATAGAGTTTGAAGAAGGCACTAAATTTGCAAAAGAAGGTTCCCCTTTGTCAGAATCACACGAGGGCTTTCAGGACGCAGGTTATTTGCTTGATAAAACAGATTTAGTAATAGACCTCGATTTCAACGATGTGTCCCAAGAAAAAGCTTACGAGAGGGTACATGCTGTATTAGATTTATTCGAGATTAAGACTCAAGTTGTATACTCAAATCGTGGCGCACATCTGTATTTCAAAAAACCAAAAGGTTATCGGGCTAAAAATGGGGTGTGTTTGCTTGGTATTGATATCGAACCGAAAACATCCACGAATACAACAAACGGAATCACGATTAAGCAAAATGGTATAGTCAGAAAGATGGAGAATGAAAACATGCGCGCACCCTTTCCTGACGTGTTTAAGACTGGGAAATTCGAAAACGCGGTGTCTATGGGCGAAGGTGGACGCAATAACTTTATGTTTAGGCACTTGGCTATGGCTAAAAGTGTTGTAACTGCTGACGATGTAGCTAAGATTGCCAAATTCATCAACGAATACTTATTCGATGAACCACTCCCGCAGTCCGAACTGGAAAAGTCAGTCATGCAATCTTTGGAATCAGAAACACTTTTCTCTGGTCTGATGGAGAAAAGAATCGCTGAACAGGTCGTACGTGACTATCGTATTGTTAAATATCGCGACTCGCTTTATTATTTTGAAGATAACCAGTATAAACAAGATGAGTCTGGTCACATTCTCCAAATCGCTTACAAAGAGTGTGGAGACGTCCCAACAAAAGTTAGTGATGAGGTCTATCGTCATATATCCCGCATGGTCGAGTTTGTAGACTCTGAAACGGTATTCCCTATCAGAGTCGCTAATGGGGTCATTGATACCCGAAAAGCCGAGGCATATGGTATGGATAGCTCTTTCATCCCGATTGACGATAAAAAGTTTTCACCATACTATATCAACATCCCTTACAACGCCGAAGCCGAAGCAGTCCAAGAGGTGGACGACTATTTGAACAACCTAACTGGTGGCGATGAGGATTACAAAAAGGTCCTACTAGAAGCTTTGGGGTCCACATTACTCACTGACCCAGAACAAAAACGATTATTAGCCAAGATATTCATTTTCCGAGGTAATGGGGGAAATGGTAAAGGAACTCTTTTGACCATCATATCCGAGATTTTGGGGCGTGAATCGGTCGGTACTAGCTCACTAGAGCAATTGACAAACGAATCGTATCTATATTCCCTCAATGGTAAACTAGCAAATCTCTGTGACGACGTCGAAAATTCGGCTATTGACAATAAGAAAATGAAAATCATCAAGAACATTTCTACTTGTGACCGCATAGATTTACGTAAGATGAGAGAGCAAGCATTCAGTGCAACATTGACTTGTACGCTAATCATGACGTCCAATCATACATTGAAGTCATTTGAGAAAGGGAAATCATGGAAACGGCGCGTAATGTGGATGCCTATGTTCTCCGAAGTGGTCAAAAAAGACCCACGTTTCATCACTAAACTAACGACACCCAAAGCGTTGCAATACTGGTTAGCGTTGATGGTCGAAGGTCTTAATCGTCTGTTAGACCAAAAATGTACTCTGACCCCGTCGAAGGTCTTAGAGGATTACAATAAAGCATATCACGCCGATAATAATAACGCATTAGACTTCTTTGCAACTATCACAGAAAATGAAATCTTTGACCAACCAGTAAAGGACGTATATGAAAAATACTGCGCTTGGTTCAAAGACGAACACGAAAGCGACCAAGACCCGTTCAAATCGACCACTTTTTCCCGCTCTGTGATGGAATTTTACCCAGTAGAGAAGAAAAACGTCCGAATTGGTCAGAAAACACCATACTGCTATGTGGCTTTGAAGAAAGGAGATAAACCAAATGCCTAGAAAATCAGAAGGGGCGGGTAGTAAATTACCCCCATTCTTTGACCGTCAAAAGTTTTTACATCAGACCCGAAACATGACCCAAATGGAAGTCGCTGAGGTCATCGGAAAGAGTCAAAGTTACATTTCTTACATCAAATCTGGTAAAGTTGAAATCTTGACAAACGACGTTACACCGTTGATAAATCAAGGTTTTGGACGTGCCGAAGATTATATAAACGAAAAATATTTATAAATTTAAGAAAAGGGGTTGCATACTCCTTTCTTTTATGATATATTATAAATATCAAAGATATACACGCTTTGAAAAACACTTTTGGAGGAATGGAAATGAGAGAAGTAGAAAATCATAATGTAGAAAATATGGTAATCAACATCGTTCAAAATGCACAATCGTACAAGATTTCAATTGACTTAAACTTACCAAAAGACGTAAAAACCATGTTGCGAGACAATGTAGTCACTAACGTAAACGACCTAGCAAATCATCTTGACCTTGACACAGAATATCTATTAAAAAACATTTTGGGAGGAACAGGCAAATGACAGTATTAAAAAGTGAATTATATCAACTAATCGAAAGTAAGAAATCGGAACTATATGAAGAATACCGCGCACAAGAACGGCAAATCAAAACGGACGCTATTAATGCGTTCTATGAGAATGCAGAGTTGAACGAAACACTAGAATTATTCGTGACACAGCTACAAGCAATTAAGAAAACCGCCGCAATTTTGGAAAGTAACATACCATCTTACTATACTGCACATCACGATATTGACCGAATTGACTGGTATGACGATGTGGAAGACCTGAAAACTAGAATGTTCCAAGAGGTGACTTGGAGTCGTGTGGAAAGAGCTACGACCCCCGCGGTCAAAGAACAATTTAGTTTCAATGAGCAGATTTGGCGGGACCGTCAAAAAGAGTTTGAGCGTCTGGGAGCGACACTTAAAGCAAATTCCCCAACGAAAGGTTATAAACTATTAAAAGAATTAGGCTTCGACGTCTCTCATCTTGACCCATCGCGCAAACCAAAATCAAGTGTACCGATTGTCATGGACTTTGATATTACTAAATTGGGGGTTGGTAAGTAATGCACTGTGTTATTCAGTTATCTAGTTTTAACGATTATGTGGGTTACATGATATATATGCAAAACAAGGGGTATAAATGGGCTGATGGGGTCCATTTAATCCCTGCCAGTCATGCACAATGGAATAAACATGGACACGAAACTTACGTAAGGGAATTTCCCAAAACCAAAGAAATTCGTTGGGTAACAAGTGATTACGTCGAATTAACACCGGGAACTACGGTAATACCGTACATTGAAAAAACGGATTGCGTAGGTACTCACTATTCAATCAAACGCAACCTAAACGCGGAAATGCTGACCGAAAAAGAAAGTCGGGTAATCAAGAAAGAAGCCTTTGACGCATTAGTCAAGCCCCAACATCGAATGGGGGACGAAATCAGCCAACCAACCCACTACACCACTGGTGGAATCGAACCAATCAAATTTATTCAGAGTCACAACATGAATTTTGAAAAGGGCAACGTCATCAAATACGTAACACGAGCTGGTAAAAAAGAAGGTCAAAACGAGGTCAAGGACTTGAAAAAGGCTAGACAGTACCTCGATTTCTTAATTAAAAAGTTGGAGGGCGAAGAAAAATGAGTTTTCGTAAACGTATCGTATTCAAAAATAGATTTAATAAAAAGGTGATGGTTAGACACATCATTTTCAATGAAGACAACTTAACCATCACTACCACCGATGTTCCAAATTACGCAAAATATTTCACCAACGAAGACTATGCAATGCTTGTGTGTCGTATAATAGATGAAGTTGAAAACGTCCATACGATGTTAGAAGACTGCAAACAGGTGTTTGTAATCACGAATGTTAAACGAGATAGTGACAAATATCTACGAACAATAGTAAAACGTGATGACAATACTCCCGTACCCGCGTGGACCACTGATATAACCGACGCCATGACCTTCACTAGTTTTGACAGCATGGCTATCCTGTGTAATTTCATTGACGCGTTCCGTGAACGTGACACACAAGCGAAATGCGGTCATCAAATGATTTATAAATAATAGTTGACTTCCTTTCTTTGATGTGATATCATATAAATATGAAAGATATTAAGAAACTTAGGAGGAATAAGAAAATGAATAAGATGACAGTAGAAAAAGTTGAATTTGGTGTAATGGACACGGAATTAATGCAAGAAAAATCAGCAGAGGACTTGTTATTAATCTTGAAAAACATCAATGAAGCTCGTAAGGCAATCACTGAAACTCAACATCGAGTATTAACCGAATTAGAAAATCGCGGATTAAAACCCATTTCGGAGGTGTTGTGCCGATGAGTATTATCGCATACAACCCAGACCATGAAACAGCGTTAACCTTCGACACAGTCAAGGAAGCGAGTGTTACATTGGGTATTGACCCGTCCAACATTCGCAAAGTCCTAAAAGGGAAACGCAAACAATCCAATGGTTACACTTTTGAAGAGGTGGAATGGACCACACCAGTATCTGACAACGTCAAAACACCGGAACAACAGCAAGCAGAGTTTGCCAAAGCAGTGGAAGGGATGAGTGTTAAACAAGCCATGACCTATTTACATTCAACAAGAGGTATTTTAAACGCTCCCCTAACCTCTGACGGCGCTGAATTTTATCTGATGTATCTCATCTACACGGGTCAAATCAACTCTACAATGAAGGTCAGTGACCTATTATTCACCTTTGTTGACCTCACCAAGACCTTAACACCATTTGAAACAGTAATACGCACGAAACGCAGACTAAAAGCGGAAGGGGTGTTTTGATGAAACCACTTTTTCAAGTTGAATTGGTTGGAGGGTACTCTTATCGGGTACCCGACCAAGGAGACCAACAGCGGATTATCAGATGGTATAGACTCGGAAAACAAGCGAACCAACCGACCATCACGTTTGATATTGATACCAAGGACTCTATTGGTCTGGTCACAATCAAATATGAGAGTGTAGAATCTATTTTTGACGGAATTAGTAATTATTAGGAGGGGTAAAATGAATAACAAATCAGATGGCGAATTAGAAACGGACCTTATCGACGAAAATGGCAGTGTTATCAATGATGATATGAAGGCAGATTTCAAGTGTTACATCGTCAACGACAGCATTTTAATCAACGATTTAAAGAATGGTATCGTCAAGAGTATTTCTGACGTCAAGAAACGGTCTTGTGGGGTATTATATCACACAGTATATAGACCGAAAGCTAAATATGACTTTGGTTCATACGAAATGACCCAAGAGGATAATGAATTTAAATACACGGAAGCCGTGAAGGTAGCTCGTGGGCTTATTTCAGCACTCGTAATAGCAGATAAACACTTTGACCAATATCTACGTCGTATTGTTGTACAACATTCACAAGACCATGCTGAGGTTATGCGAGAAATTAACAACATGACAGAAGAAGAGGCGCAACATGCCCTTGATAATTGGATGGATGAGGGGAGATTTTAACGATGGAAAAGCAATATTATCGAGTTGGGTATTATGCAAATGGGGAATGGCAAGACTGTTTTTCTAATAGTGGAAATATCTTCAACAGTATTGAATCGGCTGTTAGGGCTAAAAAGAAACAAGAACGAGCAAAATCTTATAGTTTCGCTAAACTAGAAATCGGACTATTTACATTCGCGGGTGCTTTAGATGATGACGCTATACAATCAGAACTTGCCGAAGCCAGAAAATACTCGATTTATCTAAGTAAACTACATGACATTTTCAACCCAATGTATTGGAACACTGATGATTACAGGAATATCCCATACCATCGAGCGTTCAGACTTTGGAAAAACGACTACGAAAAGGAGCAGGCAAATGACTAGACAATTAAACGAAACGAGCTATCTTATCCAACAATGGAGCCGAAACAAAGGCTTAGACACGAAAGACCCACGCAATCAAATGTTGAAGGTCGTGGAAGAAGTGGGAGAAACAACGCAAGCACTTGTTAAAGGTGACAAAGACCACTTACCCGAAGAAATTGGCGATATCTTCGTTACAATCGTCATCTTAGCACAACAATTAAGTTTGACTATCGAACAATGCGCGGAAGTGGCTTATACTAAAATTGCTGACCGTCAAGGGAAAGTTGTAGATGGTATTTTCGTCAAAGAGGAGGATTTAAAATGACACAAGTAGTTATCATTATTGAGACGTCCCAAGACGGGGAAAATATACAGCTTGACCAAGTCATGCACGTTCGAAATTATGACCTTTTGAACGCGGAAGAGTTTAAACCACATCACGTGACTGACGGGTTTTTACATGGAGTTGAGAGCAGTCGAGAAAAAGCAACGTCTGCTATTATAGAGGGTATGGACTCATTAGGTCAACAGTTCATAGATAATAATTTCGAGCCTGTCAAAATAAATATTGTAGATAATACTGGATTTACTTTGATTGTAACGGTCATAAAGGTTAATCCTCATGTGTGAATACTGTAATGATGATTATACTGTACGAAGCCACTTAGAAACGCCCGAGGGTCACGAGATAGAAATAGATAAAGAAAATGATTTAAGCATTACCCTTGACCTAGATATTTCGGAGGATTTCATATGGATTGAAATAAAATACTGTCCTTGGTGTGGACGAAAGTTATCAGACTAAAGACCCTTAAATGGGTCTTTTGGTTTATTTATAACTATTTTGCATTTATCTCTTGTATCTTTCATACTTATATGATAAAGTATAAATATAAACAAAGGAGGTCATTTTATGGGCTTAATATTCACGTTATTCATAGGAACGTTATCCATCGCCACTCTGATAATCCTAATATACGAATTCTTTATCAAGGGTCAGGATGGAGGTCACAAATGAGTCAATCGGAAGATTTAAGGCACATGAAACACTTGCAAAAAGTAGTCGACTGTATTCAACTCTTAGGCAAATTCATCAAACACGTTAACAGTCAAGGAGATACCTACTACAGTCCTATGATATTAGAACCGCTTTGGAGTAGTGACCCTTCGGAGGTCACCCAAGGGTCAGAGGAAGAACTACAGTATCTAGCAATGCAAGTAAACGCATTACCCCACTTAAACGTCAAATATCACTACACAAAAGGTTTTCTGACCAAATTAACGATTTCGGAGGTACCATTTGATGCTAAAAAAGATAGACTTTGAAAGATACAATACTCACTTTGAAAACTATAAAGCGTATCGGAATTTCATAAAAGGACACAGATACGATATTAACCCTAAAACCGACACCAAGAACCAACCGACACACGTCACACCTAAAGGGGTTCCAGATGGTAAAGGTAGGTAAACCATTTATACCCACCATCGTCATCCACAACCACACAAACAAAATACACCACTTAAAAAGCGGGGCGGATTGTGCGAAGTTGGGTTTAACCCCCCAAGGTATTAAAAAATGTTGTAGGGGAGAAATAACAAATCACAAAGGATATTTATGTATTCACAACGAACATGTACCTGAGAGCTTCTATTTTAACGCACAGGCGATTAAATGGATATTCGAGGGTAAAAGTGTAGGGTCGGTTTTAAAACGCTCCTACGAGCTTGAGGAGGCTTTCAACGCTATGGTCAAAATTAACATGACTTTGCTCAATCAATTTAAAGAGGAATATCCACAACTATCATCTGATAAAGAGTGGGCGTTATACCCAACAAGTCAATACTACTACAAACTGAAAGAGCAGATTGGTCGCGCGGGTCAAGAATGCAACTTGGATTACGAAGAATTCATGCTACACTGCTTACCAAGAGTAAAAGAAGGGGACACTATCACGATTATTCATCTATCACAGCCCCTGCAACGCTCTAACATTCGAATTAAAGCGACTAACCGCCTAACAAACATGTACAGTGAAGAATCTAAGAAACGATTACTTGAGTCCCTCGAAGGAAAAGCCAAGGAAAAGGCTTTGCGGGATAAAGTAAGGTCGCTCGGTCAACACGTGGACGATGAAGGAGTGATACCACCACTACCAGTTGATACTATCATCCTGACCGACACGTTTATCCGTGAAAAACCCATGATGATAATTCGTATTTCTGACGGACAACATACACGCTTTACAAGTAAAAAGGATTGTGCCGAATACTTAGACACGTCTCTGTTTCAACTACAAGCCTGTTTAGAGGGGCATATGGAAGCAATTAACGGATATTACTTATTGGAGGATGATGAATAATGAAAATTAGATACGCATTAATCGAATGTGTTAGTTACGGTAGATACAAACGATACACGGCAGGTCTTCAACAGATTACACATATTTACTATGATACAGACACTGACTTAATCATCCTAGAGGGTCGACACGGGGAAAGACATATAAAAACATCTGACTGGACTGGTCGGGTATTCAGGGAGGAAGCATAACATGATATTTAGAAACGAACTATCAGAAAATTACACACAGTTACGATTTTTAGACAAATTTTTAGAAGGTCATAACGGTTTCATCGCGGGAGGATGTTTCAAAAACATATTCCAAGGTCAAGAGGTCAAAGACATTGATATATTTTTCCGAAGCCTAGACGATTTTATACGCGCTCAAGAGTATTACGCCGAACTTATACAGAAATCTGACGATTGGGTAAGAGCCTATAAAAATGATAGAGTCTGGGCTATCATCCACAAACCATCACACACACGCCTAGAACTCATTAAAAGCACTTTCGGTGAACCTAACGTTATTTTAGATAACTTCGACTTCACTATTACTAAATTCGCCTATTACATTCAGTGGACCGAAATGCCGTTTGGTGACGAACCTGAATTTCGTGTGCGATTCCATCAAGACTATTTCGAACACTTATTGCTGAAACGCTTAGTTATTGATAACAACTGTAATTACCCTGTTTCCACCTTCGAAAGGATGCTACGCTATCAGGGGTATGGCTACAACTCTTGTAAAGACACCAAATTACGCATTATTACTGAATTGAATGAAATAGCCCACATTGACCAAGACGCATTGTCAATGAGCTTATACAACGGTATAGACTAATGCGAGGATTATTACTAATGGCTTTCTGGTGGTTTGCTATGTGCCTGTTTATTGGATTGATATGTTTTGTGGTCAAGGTGGTGATATTGAATGACTAAATTCAAAATAGGTGAGCGGGTATTTACGCTTGTTGGTAATCGCTATGGGGTTATCAAGGGTATCAGGAGGCATACAGACAATAGCATGGAAACTAACACACTCTATCATGTACAACTGGACAGAGTCACCAGAATGATATCCGAGCGTCATTTATTGAAGATACCAAACGAACAAAGGGGGATGACAATGACTAAATTCAAAGTAGGCGACGAAGTATATAGTCCCTTTGACGACGAGACAGGTATAGTCCTTCAAGTGCTATGGGACACATCAGAAAATAATTCAGCTTTTAGTGCTTATCAAGTACTATTTAACGACGGTATAATGGTTGTGGCAGAATTAGCTTTACAACACCCAAACGAACAGTTAGACCTATTCAAGGTAATGGAGGAGTAAACATGGAACTAAAAGACATCAAAATCGGCGATACCCTAACCTATTTCGGATGGCGATATCGAAACAACGGGCGTAAATGCGAAGTAATGGACATCACAGACAGCGGATTGGTCATTATCCGAGTCCGCCACGGTAAAACACTCATGCTAAACGCGCGGGATTACGAATTAGCTCCCTACGAGGTTAATAGGAGCCGTAAAATCAAAAAGGAGCATATCAATGACCCCGAAACCATTCATTCCATCGGTGACCCTGTGCGCTATCTCTGGGGTGACAAGTGGTGTTACGGGCATGTAGAATGTGCGTTTGAGTCGGATGGGGTGAATATCCTCATCATTCGACGTCTGGACAGACATAAGGTTAAAAAATACGGAAGGGATGTTATACCATGGACGAGCGGGAAAGAGAAGCTATAGAAGTAGAGCGTGAACGGCATAAAGGCGGGATGATGGGGCAAGGGTTTTACGTGGGTGACTATGCTAGGTTTATCTTAGATGGTACATGGTATTACGGCGAAGTCACTTGGGCGGGCAATATAGACCTGAAACACCCAAGAAATCAAGGGCTTGTTGTCACCATGTTAAACGGTCAGAGGATTAACACCGTGGCGCCCAATGTGTATTGGTGGGACACAACAGACGACTTTTACTAATTCACATAAGCGAACATTGGCGTGTTCAAAAAATGAAAAGTACCTTGGGGCTTAGAGCTTCAAGGCTTTTCTTAATTCTGTTCACGTTCTGACATTTTTTTGGGTTAGATTTTCTACAGAGCTAAGTCAGAGTAAACTGTATGCTAACGTACGCAACTCTTATTTTTATATATTTATTTGAACTTTGAACATTATATACTTTAAACATTATATACCAACAATAAATCGTGTTCAAAAAATGTTCAAAAAGTGCATTTGTTCAAATTTTTTATTTGAACATTTCAATTTTGCGTATACCTTTGTTTTTGTCATCGAACTCCCGCACTTGATAGTTTGTGAATTAAAGAAAGGATTGCAACCCATCAAATCGACACGAAAAAGCTATGAGAATGATTATCAGTAAATCTCCACAGCCCACCATTGACCCGTTTTGACCCCTTGGTCAACCCTAATATTGCAAAATTGGGTTTCAAATGCTAAGATGTTGTTATAACCC